TCGATATAAGTCTTCTTGACCCACCAACCACCCACTCCTCCGGGGTTGGCTGTGCAGCGCATGTACAGGTGTTGCTGGAGTTCAGGATCAGTAGCACGAAGGCGAGAACGCAAGTAATCCCAGACATATGGTGTGGGATACTGTGTAATCTCATCGATACCTATCCAGTTGAATGCCTGACCCTGAAAGCGCGTGACATCTTTGTCTCGGTCAAGGTACGTGAACCATATCGTCGCTCCTGACGGAAAGACCCACGTTGATTTTGATTCTCTAAACTTAGCGCCCGGAAATGCTTTTGGGTATAGCTGCCGGGACTTGTCGATTAGTTCTGTTAGCTCATCCAGTGTACGGCGGAGAAGCAAAGCACGATGATTAGGATTGTGACAATAACGTAGCGGATCAGCAAGAAGTGCAAAACTTTTTCCACCACCGGCAGCGCCGCCGTAGAGTACATCCCGCTCACCCGCCGACAGAAAGTCCGTTTGCGGACCATCATTCGGCTGGAAGACGACTTCACTTTCGCCAACAAGCTCTGATACTGCGTTAGGCAAAGCATCCAAATCCCCAACATCGATTGTGGCAGAACCATTGCCTGCGAGAGCTTTTTCAACTTTTCCCACTGTTTTTTCAAGTTCTCGTGCATAGCGACGTTTTTCCTCTGCAGACTTTGTACTCTTTTTCGCCTTTTTCTTCGCGGCATTGACACGTTTCTGCGCCGCACGCCTCGCACGTTCCCGTGTAGAGAGGTTGTATGTAGCTTTCGGCGCATCTGCGTTCTTTTTTGGCCTTCCGCGCTTTTTCGGGGCCTCTTCAGCCATCAATAATCACTTCATTCTTCGGAGGAAGCAGTACAACGCCGTGTACAGCGGTTACATTGTGGTGTACTTGCTCTGGGGCCTTTGCACCTACACGATTAAGCAGTGATTCTGCAGCTTTTAGTCGCAAATCATCGCCGCGTTCCGGGGCGGGGTTGTCTATTGTGCTTACAAGACGGTTTGCGGCCTTCAAAGCATTCATAGAAAGCACGTCTTTGGTGCGTTCTACGATCTCATCTGCCAAATGTTTACGTAACCAGCCTGCAGAACCGCGAGAATACCCCGCATCTACAGCCGCAGCGGTGACTTGACCCCCGTTTTCAAACAGTAAATCAAGGAACTTCTGCTGTTGTGGCGTAATTTCACGTTCTTTCTTCCGCTGTTGAGGGAGAAGATTCATTATATTGCCTATTTTAGGAAGGTGTAGGCTGTAATCCCACTCTAGCTCCGCTCTTTTTTGTAAAAAACAGTGAAGATGTGGGCGTCTGCTAATATGTGGGACGAACCTACGCCTATATTATGGGCATATCGCTATCTTTTGTCAATAAAAAAAATTTTATCTTGACAGATGCGTAATCCGACAGTAGAATGAGGGTACTACCCGCCGGGGATATATCCACATCCCACATAAAGCACTGTTTTGCTCCCCCGAAGCACTGCTTTTATCCCATATCGATTACTTCAAAAAAATAAAATCACTGTCGGGATTGCTAGCATCATATACCGGTCCCCCCAGTGGCCCATGCGCGCGCCTGCGCCCACGCCATTTTTTTATCGGCGATAACTCGATTTCGGGCTGACCGAAAAACAGTAAGCTGAACCACCCCCATCATCATCTGAAACATATCACCCGCACGCGCTCGCCCGTGTATAGGGTTTGTCATCCCTTTAATTTAGGGACTGGACTGTCGGGTTGAGGATCGGCAGCAATAACACCGGCAGCGCATACGCGGATAATCAAATGATTATAGGCTCGTCGGGATATATCAGGCCGGACATAAAAAAAGGCCCCGCCGAGCTAGTCAGACGGGGCCAGTGGGAGGAAGCGCGGAGGATTACGCTTCCTTTAATTGGTTGTCGGCATGGTCCGGGTGGTCAGACGAAAGGATGGTTTCCATCTCAAACTGTTGGCCGTCATCCATAAAAAACCGAATCTCGAATTCATTCCCGCGAGAGTCGCAACCGTGCAGGCTGAAACAGTCAAACGTCTTATGCTTGCGGCGGGTTGCCTTCAGAACTACCGGACGGTCTTCGTCTTTCTGGCGGGACTTGTGAGCGTGAATATCAATATTCATTGGTTTAACTCCGTTTTGAGGTTGGAACCGGCCACCCCGGCCGGTCCCCAATTTATGCCACGCACTGATTCAGGACGCAAGCCGGTAAATCTTGTTATAGCCGCGACGGCCAAAACGACGGTTTGCATTCTTCTTTTCGATCTGAAAGCCGTTCCGCTTCAGGTCCTGAAGGTACTGGTGAACCGTACTGCTTTTAAGCCCGGTCATCCCGGCAAGCGTTGGAACCGCAACAAAGCCCCGGCGCAGAATCTCGACAAGCTGCTGGTGACTCTTTGACAGCGGCCGGTCGTAGTTTTTCCAGAACTCCGGATCACCTTTCGGATGTCTCCGGCCATAGACCGGCATAGGCGTTGCACTGTCGCCAGCTACTGGCTCACCGTGCATGTCTGTTTGCTGCGGCTTCGGCTGCGGGTCCGATTCCGGCAGCGGCAGGCTTTTTATTTCCGCTGCGATGATCTCGCGGAGGTTGTCCTCGATGGCGTCCACCATGTTCACGATGGAAGCAACAACGGTTTGTGGGTAGCGTTCTTTTTTCATCTCTTTGTTTCCTTTCACCAGATGATAATCAGAATGATTGTTAGAAGTAGGCACCAGAAGGTCAGTCCCACCAGTCGCAAGAGGTAGGACACTAGCTTCACGCATTGCCCCCCAGTTCAAGAGCGGTCCATTCGGGCGATGCAAGAACGCCCCGGATCGCGGTTTCACGGTCGCGCTCGACGTTAAATGCCTTTGCACCTTTGGTCGATGTCTTGCGCTCTTTCCCGTCCTCTCCGGTCCATGTTTGGTCAGTATGTGTAGACCAATGCGTTAAAGCGTTGTAGGCGGTCCAGAGCGTCTCTTTCAATTCGCGGCGTTCATCTTTGAACCGGTGCAGCAGGTAGCTCATTAGCTTTTCATTCACTTGTGAGCCATGCCCTGCTTTCGCGGTCTCGGTGTTCTTCTTGCAGATGGTCGCCGCCAATATGTCCGAGAACTGATCGATGGTGCAGGACCGGTCCCGCCATGCCATCATCTGATCGCGGTTATTCGTCCAGAACTCCAGTCCCATTTTGGCATTCGACAGCAGCGCGTCGGTGTCCAGTCCGGACGTGTGCTTGCGCTTCTGGTGATATGCCTTCTCGCCACCGAATACCAAAGTATTGCGGCACAGGTCGCGATAGGCTCCGGAAAACACCTGAAAGGACCACGACTGGTCCACGCTGTTGAAAATGTCCATCCGGCAGCGGACAAGGTCGCGGCCATGTTCGATTGGCGACTGTAGCTCATTAAAGATGACCGTTCGATGCGCCCGGAGGCCACCCTCGAAAAGCCGGTCGATGACCGTGACGTCACCTATCGGCAGGTCAGATTCAAGAAGCGCGATGTTCTGATCATGGAACAAGCCCAGATGGTCAACCATCTTATAGGTTGAACCTACCGGACGGGTCGGCAGCAGCTGGTCCGTGGCCGTATTGTACAGCGCCGAGAAGCCCTCTAGCCGTCGCGGCTCTATGATGTCCCGGATCACCTCGCCCGTCGGCGTCAGGTCCGGCGTTCCCACAAGAGCGTCCACGGGAATCAGTTTGATCTTGCACCGCTCTTCATACAGCGAAAGGTCGCTGATGTTTTTGTGGGTGTATTCTAGCCCGTGGCTGATTTCCTTCACGGGATTTTCTTGCACTATGTCTAACATCGTTTTTTCTCCTTCGATGCTGGTTGCCGCCTGTCTTCTGCAGCCGGTGATAGAATCATGGCACAGGATTTGCAGCGGTTGAACCCCTGAGCCAAATTTTTTTTGGCTGGTGATCGATTGGCCCCGCGACTCGCCACCGATCCGATCAGCTCATTTTGCCCCGCCCCGGAATAAAGCAGGAAGCGCAAACCGATCCCCAAAAAAACTATAGTGTCGGCGCGTTTGTCACGTGATGCCGTGACGATCCCGCCAGACGCGCCATGTTATCGCCTGTAGCTGGTAGGGCATGAGGCCGACGCGCCGCGCGGCTTCTTCGTATGCCGCCTGCAAAGCGCGGTATTCACGGACGCCAATGTTTGTCCGGTCGTCAGTCAGTCCGACGCGCTCACCATAGGCGATGTTTCGTGCGTGGCCGTCTATGGTCACGTTGAACTCGCCCATAATGTCACAGAAAAAGGACGTGATTTTCTGGCCTTTCAGCATGGCCTTTGCCCCGTCGTAGTCCGGACGTGCCGCCAAAATGTCCCATGCCTTGCGCTTCATAGCGTGATAGGTCGAGACTTTCACCGCGTCGATGCCATCACCTCGAATAAACGCGCCAATTAGTGTCTCGGCGTTTGTCACGTTCCGGGACCATTTGTTGTTAGGTGAAAGCGCGGCGATAACCGCAACAGCGATATAAACAGGAACGTCATGTTTTAGTGCGATACGATATGCCTCTTTCTGTGCGTTTTCGTACCATAACAAACCTTCTGCGTGCTGTAGCTTGTCGGCGTCGTTATAAACGCTGGTGATATTGTGGACCATTCTTTCGTGGTCAATTAGTGTCGCGCGCTTTGTCATGCCACCACCTTAATATCGTCGCCGGTGTAAATCATTACCGTATCGTCAGTTTCCACCCATACACGCGCGCCACAGTTTAGCGGCTTGTCCGGAGAGTAAACAACAGATGACGCGCCGCCGATTTCCACCCGATGCGCGTAGTAATTGTTCCGATATGTTTTCACAGTGATGGCCGGGTCATTCGTGCCATTCTTAGCATTGGCCCGGATGACGTGCTGATTTATGTGGATTCGTTTTTTCATAGCGTCGTTTTCCTTGTCATGTTTCCTAATCGTCGAAAAAGCCTACGGATAATATCCGCCCCGGTCAATCGGTTTTATTTTCCCTGCTTGTTCTTTTAGCCAGCACGACGGACAGCGCAGCCGATCGCTCTCTTTCGTCATGGCTGGTTGTCCGCAGTTATCGCACCGATGATCTGGATTTAGTGTCGTGCGTTTGTCTTGTCTTTGATTTGTCAGAATTTTGGTTCCCACAGTTTGCCTTCCATCAAAAGTCTGCGTAAGCGTTTTGCCTCGTTTGTGATGTTGGGATTGATGAAGTCACCTACCCAGTAAGCGTCATCAATTTGTCTGTTTAGTGTGGCTAATTTGTCAACCACACTGTACAGGCGCGGATCGTTTTCCGGATCAACCCACATCGTCTGGCTCTCCCGGCTCGGCGTAGTCGTACTGCCATTTGAGTTGCAGTTCGTCGTACATGTCGATCACTGTTTCACCGTGTTTGTCGATGAACTCTTGTCGTGTCATGTACGAGGCGTCCTCTTCCATTTCGATTAGCCAGTCACTCACTTTTCCCATTTCGTGTCCCTACCTTTGTCTCGTAGTGTTCAACATCAGCTACCACCTGATCGATCTTTGTGTATATCTGATCAAGGTCGCTGTCCATCAGGTCTATATCTTCTAGCGCGTGTTTTGCCTGTGTCAAGAAAGCACGGATCACTGTTGTCTGTGTGATCTTTGCGCGATACTTGTCACCAGTGCCTTCACAAACAGTGCATTCGTACACCCTTTCTGGAGATTCATTACCTGCGACTTTACCCCAGCCGCCGCACTCCCAGCATTTACACGACTCGACATGGTTCTCAATCATACGCATGAACAGTAAATCCTTTCCATGATGCCGTTAAAGGCATGAAACATCATCCAGCCTAAGAAAGCCCAACAGCACACAAGCAGGAATGTCTCAATGTCATCGTGCGTGTGCCAGTAGTTTTCAATCATCCGCCAATACTTCATCGTCTCTTTCTCCCGGT